GAAAAGAAGCTTACCAAAATGTGGGGCGATTGGTGCTCTAAAAAAGGTTCAGCTTTAGTTCTCGATTATATCTCTAAGGCAGAAAAGAAAGCTAAACTCGAAGATGGTTCAATTACTGTTGCTGGTATGAAAGGTAAAAAGTTTGGTAAGTTTGTAAAAGAACCAAGCTATTCTACTGAAAAGCAAGATTATTACCTTCTAAGCAATGATTTTGTAGTAATGATCCAAGGTCCTACTGATGCTAAAGAACTTAAGAATATGACTAAAGCTATGAAAGGTTCTTATAAGAGCACAGAAGCTGGTACTCTCGATGGCTTACTCGGTGGCGACGCTAAATTTGGTCCTGGCCCTACAATCGAAATTAGAGATACATTCGGTATTATTATAGACGATAAGTAATATGATACCATTTGCACAGTACATAACTGAAGCGGTTAAGGAAGGCGATACAGTACGCATTAAAAAGCAATATGCTGATTCTCCTCAAGAAGCTAAAGAGCTTTACACTGTTAAAGAGTTAAGAGGCCCAAGGGTTCTTATTACTCCTAAGGTTTGGAAAGGTCGTGGTATTAAGCCAACGGAAGCTGTACAACTAAAAATGATAGAGAAAGCGTAATATGTTAACATTTAAAGAACATATTGAAGAAGGATCAGAATCTTGGGAAGCAGGATTTAAACGTCGCGTAGTAAAGACGACCAAGCCTGAACATAAAGAAAAAGGATTTGAGTGGAGAATCAAAGGTAAAGATCGTCCTGAGATATCTATTAAGTTGTATAAAACAAAGCCTGATTTCGCAGAGTTTAAGAAACAAATGAAGCGAGTTGCAGGCCACGAGTTTGGTGGATAATGAAAACATTTAAAGAGCATTTAGAAGGATTTGCGTTATACGAAGGTTCAATGGTTCCATTGGAAAGTCCAATGATTGAGCTTGATGAAGCGGAATATAAAGGCCGAGAAGTTGAACTTGGCAGCCCATCACGCAATAGTGCTGATGGTAAAAAATACGTGGTATACGTTAAAGACCCAAAAACAGGAAATGTTAAAAAAATAACCTTTGGCGATCAGAAAGGTGGACTATCATCTAAAATTAATGATAGAGGTGCTGCAGCAAACTTTGCATCACGTCACAACTGTGATACTAAAAACGATAAAATGAAGCCGGGTTATTGGTCTTGTCGGTTACCGAAATACGCAAAGGACTTGGGGCTTAAAGGTGGTGGATCTTACTTTTGGTAAACCTTATTGGGAAGACGCTGACGTAAGAACGTTCTTTCCAGAAATAGACGACGCAGAATATGTTTGGCATAGAGATGCCGAAGATAGAGAGATTGAAGTTTTAGAGGGAGAAGGATGGCAATTTCAAGTAGACAAATGTCTACCATGGTTGCTTAAAAAGGGAATGGTATTTGATATACCTGAAGGAGAGTACCACAGATTAATTAGAGGAGTAACTCCTCTCAAATGTAGGGTTATAAAACATGACAACAGCTAAAGAACACAGAGACGAACAATCACAACGTCTTGATAGGATTGAACAAAAAATCGATCACATGGCTGATGCTATTATTGCCCTAGCGCGCGCCGAAGAAAAGATCATTACATTAACAGATTTTGGTAAGCAACAAGGCGAGCAAATATTAACTCTTATAAATAGAGTTGATAGATTAGAAAATTTGGTTAGGCAAAATGCCCAGACCGTACAAGTTATTAACAAACTATTCTGGATAATTACAGCTGCAGCCGCGGCCGCAATATCAGGAATGCTTTTTATTCAATAGGAGAAAGAAAATGTATAACGAAGATTTAACACAAAGCATTGCTAAGGCTGCACAAGAAGTATTAGAAGGCTACGGCAAGAAAAAAATGAAAAAAGAAGAAGTTAAATATCCACATGATATGTTCCACCCAGAAACTGGTGAAAAGAAAGTAGCTAAGGACGAAGCGGAACATAAAGATCTTGAGGGTAAAGGCTATACTCACGAAAAACCAGATGTAGCTGAAGTTGCAGAACCTATCGCTAAAGGCGAAAAGGAATTTAAAGCTAAGCATAAGGTTAAAAAATCTGGTGAAAACGAAGATGGTTCAGTGGTTAAAGAAGCTAAGGAAGACGAAGAAGAAGAAGAAGTAGATGAAGAGTCTGAAAAGCAAAAGAAATATCGAGCTTTCTTTACAGCTGCGCTAAAAAAATTCGGCGTTAAATCACCTGCTGAATTAGAAGGCGATAAGAAAAAAGAATTTTTTGATTATGTAGATAAGAACTACAACGCTGATAACGAATCAGATGTTGATGAAAGTCTTATCGGTTCAATTAAAAAGGCTGCAGCTAAAGTAAAAGATAAAGTAACTGGCGCTGACAAGAAGAAAAAAGCCGCGGCTGATGCGCAATCAGCAGCAACAGATGCTCTTAAAGGAACAGGCGCAAGGCGTGCAAAAATCAACGCTGACCCTAAGCAAAAGATTAAAAACGAGAAGGACAAAATTAAAGGGTACATCGAAAAGATTAAAGCTGCCGAAAAGAAAAATAAAGAAGGTAAAATGTCAGACGATAAGCTTGATGATACAGAAGAGTATTACAACGAGTTGATCAATAACGCTGAAGATAGAATCGACGAGCTTGGGGGTTAGTCCTAATATTATAGTATCATATATAATACATGATGAAAATATTTGACGAATTGACAAACCGAAACTTTAAACTCTTCGCCATGCAGCACTACAATAATCCGGAGTGTACTGATGTCGAAGAGTTTAAAGAAGATTTAAACAGATTTAGATATCTTAAAAGATTGCTAAGTCGATACGAAGCCGACAGTGATTTACAAGAGCGATTGATTATCAATCATATCATTGTAATATACAACGTGTTTGGTATTGATGCTGCTAATAGAATGATTTGGTTTAAGTTACAAGAAGAACATTGGACTTACATCAAACCATTTTTGGTATTTCTAAATTACTTACCAATAGATGAAAAGGTTCATGTGCCATTAGATCCATTCATCGTAGATAAACTAAGGAAGATATAATGGGTTTACTTTCAAGAGCAGGTGACGTAATATACGCATTTAAGTTTTTGCGTACGTTAACTAAGCCTTGGAACAAAATGGAAGCCTTTAAGCTTGGTATTATTGATAAAGATGGTACAGTACTTAAGAAGGGCAAAGATCTACAGACGCCAGAAGAAAAATCAGCTTATACAATTTTTCATCGGCTAGTATTTAATGTTAAGCGACTAATCGGCAAAGTTCCTGGTGGTAAATCTACACTAGGTTCTTATGCTGCTGCACTATATCTTATTAAAGAGCACACTGAACTAAGTGAAGAAGAAATTAAAAACGTAATGAGTGAGCTTTTAGATACTGAAGAATTGGAAAGTTTAGAAGAAGCTACTTGGTTCCAAGAAGATAGCAAATTAAAACCTGGCGAATATCAATTAGTACAAGAAGTTGCTCATCCGGTTACAGGCGAAATTATTGGTTTCCCTAAGGATAAAGTTAAAGTAAATGAATTTTTAGAACCAACTGATCGCTTATTTAACCAAAATATTTACAAAGTAAACCATAGTAAAACTGGTTTAGATGTATACATAACAAATGAGGATATCAGACGATGAAATCGTTTAAGGACATGTGGCATACAGCCATTGAAGATACAACTACAATGAATGTAGATTTAACACCGACTCTTCCAAAGAAGAAAAAGAAAGAACAATCATTATACGATGGCAGAACTCGTGAAGGCCGTAAATTCGTAGAAAGAATGATAGCTAAACGACAAGCGAGAGAATCTAAAAAACTAGAGAAATAATATTATGAGTAAAATATTGATTGGAGTGATTGTTATTATGGGTTTAGGAGGATACTTCCTCTATAATAAGAATATTGAGCTGCAACGGCTCAATACAGCATATGAGGTAAGAGATGCTGAGCAAAAAGCTGCTATCGAAGCAGTTAAACAAAATCTAGAAAAAACCTCTAAAGCACTGACCGGTCTCCAGGTCAAAAACCAACAGTACGAAGTAGAAATGGCTGAATATCTTGACATATTTGAGCGACATAATATCGCCAAATTAGCAAGTGCAAAACCAGGCCTAATTCAAATTCGATTTAATAATGCAACAAAGGAGGTATTCAATGGTATTGAAGAGGATAGTGCTCGGATTAGTACTCTTAACGACTAGTGCATGCTCGTTATTAGGACCAAGAGAAGTAGAAGTAATCACAAAACCTATTGAACTAGATATAGTACAACCAGTTCTTCCCAGACCACTCAATCTTAAAGATCCTAAATGGTACGTTGTTTCTGACGCGGTTATCATTGAGGAATGTATTAAGAATCCAGAGACTAAAAAAAGAGACTGTAAGCTTGGAAAGGAAGATCTATATCCGGAAGGACATACATATTTAGATAGATTCATAAATGATATAAAAAAGAAGCATGGGGGTGATATCGTATTTGTAGCTATGAGTGTACAAGATTATAAGCACATGGCATACAACACACAAGAACTAAAAAGGTATATTAACCAATTAGGCGAAGTGATAGTATATTACCGAAACGTAACAATAAATGACGAAGACGCAGGTGCGGTAGAGATAAAGGTAAAAGAAGATGACAAAGATTAAAAAAGAAATGACTAAATGGGAAAGAGCAGAGGTTGCTGCAAATTTATCAGCAATTGCTTATATGAATGCAACCAAAGGTCAGAAAGCAAGTAAAGCAATGGGATTCACAAAGGCACGATTGATTGCTAAAGATGGTGCAGAAGTATTAGTAGCATATAGTCCAACAACATTATGGTTTGCATTCCGAGGCACAGAACCCTCAAAGCTAAATGATGTGTTGGCTGATTTAAAAGTATTAAAGCGTAAAGCTCAAGCAGGTGGTAGAGTTCATAGTGGCTTCCAGGACGAAGTAGATGAATTGTGGGACGATCTTAAATTAGAATTAATTAAAAACGATCAACGCCAAAAGCCAAGAGATGTATATGTCACTGGCCATTCACTCGGTGGAGGTATGGCAACAATCGCAGCAAGTCGATGCGAAGCCAAGGGAGTATATACGTTTGGTTCACCACGAGTTGGTAATGCTAAATTTGTTAACACATTAGATTGCCCTCACTATCGCTTTGTTAATAATAACGATATCGTATGTAAAGTACCACCAGCATTATTGTTCTTTAAACATGATGGTGAATGCATTTACTTTAACGCCTATGGTAACGTTCGCGATTTAAGTGCATGGCAAAAAACTAAGGACATGTTCCGTGGCATTTGGGCTGGCTGGAAGCAAGGTAAATTCTTCGATATGTTTACAGATCATGGCATAGGTAATTATGTAAATAACGTAGCACGAGTAGTAAAGGAGAAATCATAAATGAGTTGGTTAGGCGTATTAGCATTAAAATCTATTCTTTCAAGCATCATTGGTAGTTCATTCTACCAATGGTTTCAAGATACAAAAGGCGGCATCTGGTTTCAACAAAAGGTCGATCAGTATATGGAATACTTTGCTGATAAGTATGATCTCGAAGTAGCTAAAAAAGATGCTAAGTTTCGCAAGAAGTTTCCTCTACAAGCTGATCGCCTAGACGCATTAGAAGAAGATCTTGGTATTATATGGGCATTGCCAACGGTACGAAAAGAGTTGGCTAAACATCTTACTACAGAGTTGCAGAATATAGCACCTAGTGGTGAAATGCCTATTTGGATAGAAAAACGAATTAAATCAAAATAATTGTTTACTTTTACACTAATTTGTGATATAATATACCCATTATAAAGCAATGATTGGAAATAATACTATGTCTATAAAGGTCACCAAACGTGATGGCACGTCTCAAGAGTTTGACTTGGAAAAAGTTCACAAGGTTTTAGAGTGGGCAATTGAAGGTATCGCTGGCGTATCAATGTCAGAGATTGAATTGAAAGCTAATATCCAGCTATATGATAAAATACCTGCTTACGATATTCATGAGCTGTTAATTAAATCAGCAGCTGAGCTTATCTCAGAACACACACCAAATTATCAGTTTGTAGCTGCTCGACTTATCTCTTATAAGTTGCGTAAAGAAGTATATGGTCAATATACGCCATGGACTCTTAAGCGTATTATTATTGAGAATGTAAGCCGTGGAGTATATGATGGTTCTATTATGGAACAATACGAGCATACAGAAATTGATGAGCTAGATGCTTATATCAAACATGATCGTGATGATTCGTTTACCTATGCTGGTATGGAACAATTCCGTGGTAAGTATCTTGTTCAAGATCGTAAAACAAAGCAACATTACGAAACACCTCAGACCTTGTACATGATGGTTGCTGCTACGCTCTTTATTAACTATCCAAAAGAAACCAGAATAAAATACGTTAAGGACTACTATGATGCGATATCTCTCTTCTATATTTCGTTACCCACTCCAATTATGGCAGGAGTTAGAACTCCGACTCGCCAGTTCTCAAGCTGTGTGCTTATTGAATCAGGCGATTCTCTTGATAGTATTAATGCTACTTCTACCAGTATCGTAAAATATATCTCTAAGAAAGCTGGCATTGGTATTGGTGCTGGTTCAATTAGAGCAGAAGGTTCAAGAGTTGGTGATGGTTCAGTAGTACATACAGGTTTGATTCCATTCCTTAAGTACTTCCAATCAGCGGTTAAGTCATGCTCTCAAGGCGGTGTTCGCGGTGGTGCAGCTACTGTTTATCTACCAATCTGGCACTATGAGTTTGAAGATCTAGTTGTATTGAAGAACAACAAAGGTACTGAAGAGAATCGTGTACGTCACATGGATTATACCTTCCAACTAAACAAGCTAATGTATGAGCGTCTAATTACAGGCGGTGAGATTAGCTTCTTTGATCCAAACGATGTTCCTGGTTTATATGAATCATTCTTTGATGATCAAGATAAGTTTAAAGAGTTATATGAAAAGTACGAAAAGACTCGTTCTATCCGTAAGAAAACTTTACCAGCTTT